TTTGGAGAATATTTGAAAGAAGATAAATTCAATCTAAATATCGAGTTTGATAATTTCAATAAACAATATTTCAGTGGAGAGCTTCCAAAAATTCCTGTTGAGTATAAAGACATTATACCATGCGGAACCTTTTTATCTTTCTATAAGAATATTCCAGTAATGAAAAATGGTTATGCATCAATAGATAGAATACAGACTCCAAACAAAATTTATGTATCTTCGAGATATAAATTAGAATACGAAAAGTTTAGAGATATATTAGTTCATGAGATGGTTCATGAATGGTTTTGTGTTCATCAAAGTAAAGAAAGACAACATCATGGATTAGAATTCAAAGCACTGATAGCAAAAATGAACAAACGATATCCTGAATTGCATTTAGATATTGCTATAGAAAGTCCTGAAGTATCAAAAGTAAATACGAAACAGTTTACAGTATTCTTAATTGACAGAACAGAATTAGCAGAAATAGATAAAAGAAAATATGTAATTGCTGTGTGTAATCCTATTTTAGCTAGTGAACTTTTTGAACAAGTTATGAAAGGATATGTTTATAATAAGTCTACTATGTATGAATTGCTTTCAACAGATAATTTTTTGTTACAATATCCTATTGCAAGAAAAGCAAACAGAGTAGGATTCTATAACATTAAAAAAGAAATTTATGACCGTCTTGTAAAGAATTCAAAGGTAATACAATTTATAGAAGATATGAAGGAACCATCATGAAACCGTTTAAGAAATTTTTAATAGAGACTCCTCCTCCTGAAGATTGGGATCGACAAGTATTTGATACTTCCTATAAGAAACAACTTGCATATGCAATGGAACGTGCAAAGAAAATAGGATCAGGATCATCTAGAGTTGTATTCGAGATTCCGTTTGAAGGAAGACCTACTGTGTTAAAGATAGCTAAGAATGCAAAAGGTCTTGCTCAAAATGGAAAGGAAGCTGATTGGGGAATGTATCGAATGAATCCTGACATTACTTGTCCGTTGATTGATTATGATGAAGAACACGATCAACCAACATGGATTCATTTAGAAAAAGCAGAGAAATTAAAAGCTTCTGTTTTCAAATCTATAGAAGGATTTTCTTTCGAAGATTTTGGATATATGGTCAGAGATTGTGAACAAACAAGAGAAGGTAGAAAAGGTAAATACTTTGAAATAAATTGGGAAGGTCATGTTAGTGATGAGAAGGAGATAGAAAAGATTAGAGAAAGTGAACTGTTTTATGATGTTGAACGTATAATGGGTGACTTTGATATCATGGCAGGAGATTTACAACGACTTGCTAATTGGGGATTGTATAAAGGACATCCTGTTATCATAGACCTTGGGGTTAATTCAGAAATTGCTAGAACTCATTATGGATTCAAAGTATAACAGAATTTAAAATTTGTTCTATATTATTAAATTCTGTATAAGGAATTCGTATGAGATTTATACCATTCATTTCACAATAATCAGTTTTGATTTTATCTCTAAATTGAAGGGCTTGTAAATTTTTAGTTTTGGTTTCGAGTGTTTGATCTGATCCAAAACTACATGGAATATAGTGTTGTCTTCCATCAAATTCAATACAAATTTTCAAATCTACCAAATAAAAATCAAAATATAAAGGTCTTTTAGTTTTAGAATTTCTACAATTATCAAACCAATATTCTTCTACATGATAAATATTTTTTGTTATTAAATATTTTCTGATATTGTTATGTCCAAAAGACTTTCTACATTTAGGGCATCCTTGTCCTATTAAATGCATATGTGGTGTTTGTTTAAATATTCCATGCTCAAAACAAATAATATCAATTTTGTGTTCTACAGACTTATAATTTGTTTTTGAATAATTATATAAATTGTTGTGTATATGATTGGCCTCTTTTATAAATTGTTCTAATGTTTTTCTAGTTTTGTTTCTAGCATTTTCTAATGCACATACAGTACATCCACATCCTACTAAATGACTTGCTGGAGATTGGGTAAATTCTCCATGTCTAGGGCAAATTATTATAATTTTAGAACGGCAATCATTATAATTTACTTTTGAATAATCATATTTATTATTGTGTATATAGGATGCTTTGGATATAAAATTATCACTTGATGTTTTTCTTTTAGATAATCCTCTAATTTTATCTGCACATTTAGGACAAGACTGTTTCATATTACGGTGGTTGTAGGGAAATTGCTGAAAATCTCCATGATCGGGACATATTATAGTAACATATTTATTACTATTGATATAAATAGTTTTTGAATAATCATATTTGTTGTTGTGTATAATATTACAATCTTTTATGAATTGTTCTAATGGTCTTCTTTTTAGATTATTGTGTGGGTTATTATCATAAAAACATCGAGAACATCCTGATTTATTATTGATATGACTACTTGCAGTTTGATAAAATTCTCCATGAACAGGACATATTATAATAAGTTTAATTAATGCTTTTGTGTATATAGACTTAGAATAATCATATTTATCACCATGTATCAATTTTGCTTTTTGAATCCATTCTTGTGTTGTATATCGTTTATTATTCAATCCCACCGAGTAGTTCTCCTATAAATAGATATGACAAGGACAGCAGGAGAATTCTCCTTCCTGTTTCTGGTATGCTCCAACATCCAGATTACTTGTTCAATTCTATTTATACTTTCAATTTTTTCTTGACTTTGATCTTGAAGTATGATATCGTGTATTTATGTTAAATAGAATATCAAAAATATTTCCTCTTTATATTGTTGGTGGTTTTCTCCGAGATGAAATTCTAGGAATAGAAGCTAATGATATAGACTATTGTTGCATTGCAAATCAACACAAATTCGAAAAAGCTTTTCCTGAATTACAAAAAGTTGGTAAATCATTTCCTGTATATCTTAATACAGATGGTTCGGAAATAGCGTTATCAAGATCGGAAATCTGTAACGGAAATACTTATCAATCATTTGAATGTGTTACTGGTGTTCCTGTAGAAATAGATTTAGGACGCAGGGATATAACTGCGAACTCAATTGCTAAATGTTTTTCTACAGGCAAATATATTGATCCTTATAATGGTATAGAAGATATTAAGAATAGAATTATACGTTGTGTTAACAAAGAAGCTTTTGTTGACGATCCTTTAAGACTTCTTAGAATTTGTAGATTCAAAGCTAAACATCCTGAATTTATCATTCATCCTGAAACTTTACAGCTTATGCTGGATAACATTCATCGGCTGAAAGATATTACTATGGAAAGGATTGAACTCGAACTTCATAAAACTTACGAACAATCCAAAAATCCTTCTACATTTTTCAATTACCTGAAAGCTCTGGAAGGACTTGATATTCACTTCCAGGAACTGGACAAAGCAACTACAATGCTTGCTGGAAAGCCTGAATTTCATCCAGAAGGGTCTGTATTCAATCACCTGATGGAATCCTTCGATACTGCTAAGAAGAATGGGTACAGCTATGGTGTGGCGATTGCAGCACTGGTTCATGACCTTGGGAAGATTGAATCTCCTAATCCTCCTTCTCATATCATGCATGAATGCCACATAGAAGTTCTTGATGCTTTCTTTGAACGTCATCGTTTTTCAACTCACATCATGGAACTTTCTAAGGTTGTGTTCAAACATCATATGAAAATTCATTACCTTTCTGCTATGAAGGATATAAAAAAGATCAGGTTCATTCGCAGAATTCCTAGACACCTGAGAGAAGAATATATCCAGGCATGTAATTGTGATGCGCCTCTTTCTGAAATACAGCTTGACATTTTCAAGAAAGTGTGCGAAGCTATAGACACAGCAACAAAAGGAAAGAAGGTAGAGATTGAAGCTTTTGTCAAGACTCACAAAACAAAAGAAGCAATCGACAACTTCATCAACAACATCATACTGAACAAGTATAAGGAAATCAAATGACATACGAAGATATACCCAACATCAAACAAATTGTATATGGCATTTCATTTATACATAGAAAAGCACCTGATATTATACAATGGAAAATGTTTAATACTTTTATCGATGGTGTTGGGTATTTACCTTATATCATGATGTTTACTGATATTGCAAATGCAGGAACAGTTGCTGCTAAAATGAAACTACAATATTCGGTTGAAGGTTCTATTTGGAAAGGAACATCGTATAAGGTTTATGATTATTTAGAAGTAAAAATTGTAAAAATAAATATTCAAAATATGGAGGTCGTGTGACCAAACAAGTAATAGTAATGCGTACTGATCTGAATATGAGGAAGGGGAAAATGATAGCGCAAGCTTGTCATGCTTCCCTTGGAGTATTTACTCAGACTATGGTATGGAACTTTACAGAAACTGGTGAAATACGATTCGTTTTTTGGGGAGACGAAGATACAAAAGAATGGTTTGAACAGTCATTCACCAAAATTTGTGTAGGTTGTGATTCGGAAGAAGAACTTGAAAAGTTATATGCAGAAGCAAACCTGCGTAAACTTCCATGTATTCTTATTACCGACAACGGAACCACAGAATTCAATGGTGTTCCAACTAAAACTTGTTGTGCTATTGGACCTGCTCAAAGTCATCTCATAGATGAAATAACCGGACACTTAAAATTATTATGACATCTACCATATATGTACTTCAGGCTCAAATCCTGTAATAGAAGGTTCACCTTTTAGATGCCAGATCAATTGATATCCAGTTGAAGTAAGAAAATTTCCTTCAATGACGATCTCTCCTGAATGGTGAACTTTAAAGTGACACGAAGCACATAAGTAAGCAATATTACTTATAATATTTTTTCCTTCAAATACTTTACTTTGAATATGATGTTTGGTTTGGAATTTTTCTTGACATATTTGACATTTCATGATACTATTTATATTGAGGATAAACTATGACTGAAAGAGAAATGGCAGAACAAAATAAGATTCTGGTTATAAGAACGGGGTCACATTTATATGGTACGAATGTTCCTGAATCTGATGAGGATTTCATGGGACTCTTTGTGGCTCCAAAAGAATACTACCTTGGCATGAAAACTATTAAGGAAGTAAACTGCAATGTTGTTTCTAAGACAGCAGACGGAAAGAATGATAAAGACGCAATCGATAGCAAACTATATGAACTGAAAAACTTTGTTCGTCTTGCTGCTGATGGCAATCCAAACATCATAGAATCGTTATTTGTTAATGAAAATAATATTACATATGCAAACTTTATAGGCAGAAGACTTCTACATGAAAAGTTTTTATTTCCTTCTAAGCTAGTAAAGCAAAGGTTCATTGGTTATGCAATAAGTCAATTACATAAAGCTAAAGTTAAGCCTGATAATTTTGAACAACTAACTGAATTTAAAAAACAATATAATGATGGTTATGTATCTAACAGAAGATTGATAGAACTTAAATATCTCTCACATCCTATATGCAAACTGGTAGTATTCTATAATGAACATGCAACCATAGGTGGGTTAAATTTCAATGTTAACGTAAAGATGCCTAAAGTATATGATAGCATATGCACTCGTCTTGAAAAGGCTTCTCACAGACAGGATATGTGGCTTAAATATGGTGTAGATTGTTATTCTATCGATACTGAATTTTTAACTGAAACAGGATGGAAATTTTATGATGAAATATCTAATGAAGATAAATTAGCATCAATAGATTCTTCATCAAATATTATTTTTCAACATTATATAGATAGAGTAAAAAAAGAATATTCTGGAATTATGTATGAAATAAAACACGAATATTCTAATTGTATGGTTACTCCTAATCATAGAATGTATACATCCAAAATAAAAAATAGAAATATCTATAAAGTTGGATATATAAAAGAAAATGCACAATGGGAATTTGCACCACTTCAATCATTGATAGATTCAAGACAAAGCAGATATCATATTTTACATAATATCAATAATTCTAATTTAGAATATCCTATTGATGATACATTATTGATTCTTTTAGGATTTTATATATCAGAAGGCAATTTGTCAAACATGAATCCAACTACTCACAAATATAATTCTTTAAATATTACTCAAACAAATCACAGCAAATCAGAATTTTTTAGTTGGATGGATCAAATTGTAAATATATACAATTTTATTACTCATGTTTATAACAGAAATAATAAATTAATAGAAACAAGATGGATTACTTTTAATAAAAAAATTGTGTCTTTTATACAAGAAAATTGTGGGGCATTAGATAACAAACATTTACCATCCTTTATATCTAATTTATCGACTAGACAATGTAAATTGTTATTACATTATTTATTTTTAGGTGATGGAACAATTACGAGAACCAAAAATGAACAAGGAATATGTTATTATTCATCAAATTATAATATAGCATCTGGTGTACAGACCTTATGTTTATTAGCGGGATTTGATTCTTCATTAAGAGGTCCATATAACTACAATGAAGAACATAAAGATGCATATCAAGTATATTATAAACCAGATAAAATACAGATACCATGTGCTATATGCTTACCTAAAGACGAAAATACACAACGTTCTTCTTACACAAAATACAATTATAATGGAAATATTTGTTGTTTTTCTGTTTCGAATGAAATTTTAATTACAAGAAGAAAAGGCAAAATAGCAATTCAAGGAAATACTAAGTTCATGCAACATTGTGTTAGACTTATGATTGAAGGAAAAGAACTTCTCGAAACAGGAAAGATTGAATTTCCTTTGAAAGAACGACAATTGCTTTTAGATATCCGACAAGGTAAACTTTCACTAGAAGAAATTCATGAATTAGTTGAAGATAAGAAAAATGAACTAGAGAATTTTGAAAGTTCGCTTCCAGCTACACCAGACTTTGATAAGATAAATGATTTACTGATTAAACTTATTGAACTTTTTTGGGAGAATGAGACTTCTATTCATGTATGAATGTAAACATGAAAATGTAGATATTACTCAAGATAATTTTGGGAAAGTAAATATGTGTTGTCAAGATTGTTTTGTTGATCTTTCACATATATCTTCTG